CAAATTAAAATGATTTGGTCGAATGTACTTAACCTTTTATTACCTCTCCCCATAAACATGTTTTTCCATTTATGATTTGTATAATGTGAACAGTAAATAAACCTCTCTCAAAAAAATCTACTATAGCAAAAGCATGACTCCAGTTAATTCTTCTATTACCAAGCCACTCATTTGCTTCTGCTGACATATCCTTTAAACATCCAATACTCCAAGCAGATTTTTGACCATCCATATGGGTAGCAGACATTTGTTGTAAGTCGTGCCAATGTCCATACATTATATTGCAACCAAGTTTTCTTAAGTGGTTTGCTGTATGATATTGACCTCCATAGTGATGTCCATGATAAAAATTTAATTTTCCAATCTTTAAATACTTACCCATAGGATAATAATCATATCCTCTATCAGCCAAATTAACTGCATTAGCAAAGTTGTATTGAGGGATGTAAGGGTATTTAGAAACTGCAATATTAAGCCAATTATCATGATTCCCTTCTGTTATATATTTTTCCTTACAATTTGCCTTATCAAGGGATTCATCTATCATATCCATTCCCTTGTTTACATCTTTTATGTCTTTTTTAAAATCTTCTATAAGAAACTCTAATGGTGGGGCTTTCTTATTTTTAAATTTCCAATGAGAGAAGCCTTCCCATTCACCAACATCTCCCAAATCGACATAAGCATCAGGCTTGACTATTTCTATAGTCTTTTTAAGTACATTTATTGCTTTTTGATCGTGTAGGGGAAAATGCTTATCAGGTGTAACGACAACTCTTTTAATGACTCCAAAGTCTTTGTTTGCCATACATATCCTCTTGATTCTTTGAGGTAAGTTAATAAATTTTTATGAGAAATAAAAATTACCCTATAGAGCGTATTTTATTACTAAGCTCTTTAGCTCTAGCAGGTGTTTGTTTTGCCCAAAGAGAATCTAGCATTTCATCTGCAGCTTCTTCATATTGCTCTGTTTCTAAATAATATATAGTTTTTTTAAATTTAGAAAAACCTTTAAGACCTAATTGGTAACACATATTGATTACAACATTTTTTGCATTATCATCAACATCTTTAAACCAAGAAAAAGCAATATGTATTCTTTCGAGCAATGTTAATAATTTTTTTAAAAGTATTATATCAGCCACATCTTCATCTATAATTAAGTCTTTTATTGCAAATCCATACCCAATAGTATCATAACCTTGAGTACATTTATACACTTTAGGCTCAAAGCCTTCGTGTACTTTTATTTCATTTACAATTTCTTGCAATTCTTTTGGAATCATTTTTTAACCTTTTTCTTTTTTTTAATTTTTTTTGCAGCCTTAGTGCCAACTTCTTTCCAACCTAGTTTTTTAGCTGCATCTACATCAGCTTCTTCAAACATTTTAAACAAACCTTTTCTGCTAGAATGTTCCATTTTTACCATTGAATACTCCTTTTAAAGAATAAGGGGGCAAAAAGCCCCCTTAAACTGTTTATTTTATTTGCTATCCTTCTTACGAAGCAGGACTAACAAGTGCGAAAACTTTTTTGTTTCCTGCAGTTGTGCTTCCTGTTACTAAACAACCATAAACACTATCTGCTACAAATCTTGTAGATAATGTTGGTAAGTGATAGTCGCTTTGAACTCTACCTTTTAATCCATTTGAGTAAGCAATGTGCATTGCATCTTTATGAATTAAATATCCAAGCAATACTTCTGACTCATCAGAAACACCATTTGCACTAAAGTTTCCAACAGGTGTAGCAGATTGAGCAGAGCTAGTTGAGCCTGCACCATAGTGCATAAAGTTATTAGAAACAATAACTTCAACTCCACCAAGTTTGCCTGCAAAGCCACTAATCAATGGAACTTCGCTACCTAATGAATTTCCAATACCATCATATCTAGCAAAGTCAGCTAATTTAAACAAACTGGAATAACATTTTGGTGTTAAAACCATAACATATTCATCCATTGTTGAATCGTTTGTATAAATAGCTTCCATCATATTAGAAACACCTGCTGCTATAATATCATAAGAATCGTGTGTTGTATTTAGCTCAATAGTATTTCCTGCTTGATTTCCGTCATCAGTACCATTCGCATAGTTAAATGCAACTTCTTCAAATAATTTTAAAGCAACATACTGGTCTACTTTTTTTGCTAAAGCGTAACCTAATTTAGATGTATAAAGATTCATTACATCATAAGAAGATTGTTGTTTTGCTACATCAGTAATTGCAATAGCACTATGAATTGCTTGATTAATATCAAGAGTGTATTGATCTTCTGCTGCAGTTGAATCGTCAAACGCTAATGGACTATCAATTAGTGTTTCAACAGCTACAGTACCACCACCATAAGTATCACTTGCAGTAACTTCTGTATGTTTTGGTAAATGGATTCTATCGCCACCATTTGCAACCATGCCTGACAAATCGTTTGCCAAAGCACCGAATACAAGATTTTTTTCCATATAATCCATTATTGATGCACCCCATACCTCAGGTATGAAGTTTTGTAATGTAGAATCTACGCCTGTATCTCTAAGACCACCTGCGAGAGCTACGTTGTTTGTAGGGGCTAATGCCATAATCTATCCCTCCTTAGGATTTAACCCTTGTTCCCAGTAGCCATATAAGCATAATAAGCTCTTTTTTCTTCTTCTGTCATATCTTTCCAACTTTTATCTTGAACTGGAGCTTTACTTCTGCCAATAACTTCAGGAGCATTGGGTTTTGAATTGTTAATTTTATTAGTTACATACTCAAGAGTTTCTAAATTTAATGTAGACAGATACTCTCTTTCATCTTCAGGATGCTGTTCAATCAAATTAGATCTAGTAGTTTCTTCATACTTATTCCATTTGTCAGCAATTTTGGTAAGTTTTTCGATTTTAGAAGATGCCTTTTCATATAAGGTTTTAAAATCTTCTTTTTCTTTCAACTTAGCTTCTTCTTGCATTTGGAACTTTTGCTTTAAAGACTCCACCTTAGCTTCAGCAGCCTGGGCTCTTTCTCTATACCTTTTGCTTTCTGCAATATATTGCCCAACTGAGCTGTTTTGAGCATTTTCTTTAGCAGGACTTTCACTTACTGCTTCTGTCGTTGCTTGTACGTTTTCTTCGGACATACTGTCCTCCTTTTTGTTATAAAAAGCTGTTAATTATACAAATTTTTGCATAATATCAATAGATAACTTAAATTAAGTTTAGAAATAATGCAAATTTTTGGCAAATACAGAAATACAATATAAAAAGAAATGGTTTGAGTATATGGAGTATCAGCCACATTATGGGCAAGAGAAACTTCATTATCCAACCAAAGAAACTGCAAGGTTTTTTGTTATGGTTTGTGGTCGGAGATTTGGAAAGACTACAGCCTCTGCAATGGAGGCAACTTTTTATGCTTCACAGCCAAATAAACGTATATGGTTAGTCGGATTATCATACGATAAAGCAGATTTAATGTTTCGTGAAATTTGGCAAAAAATGGTAATTGGACACTCAAATGACATAGAAAGAGCTTCTGAAAAAGATAGATTTGTTAAATTTAAGTGGGGAACAACAGTTGAAGCTAAATCTGCCGACAATCCTGACTCTTTAGTTGGAGAAGGTTTAGATTTGCTTATTGTTGATGAGGCTGCTAAAGTTAAAAGAAAGATTTGGGATATGTATCTTTCTCCAACTTTATCAGATAGAAAGGGTAAAGGAATATTTATAACAACCCCAGAAGGTTTTAACTGGATATACGATTTGTTTCTTTTAGGAAAAGAAGATGAATTGTGGGAATCTCATCAAGCACCATCTTGGGATAATCATTTTGCTTTTCCTAATGGCAAAAAAGATGAGTTTATAGAAGAAAGAAAAAGAAATGTATCTAAAGAGGTTTTTGACCAAGAGTATGGTGCTAAATTTACCTCTTTTGCAGGTCGTGTTTATCCTTTTGAAAGAGATTTAGATGTAGGCAATTTTTCTTACAACCCAAACTTTGCAACTTTTTGCTCTATTGACTTTGGTTATCGTATGCCTGCTGTTGGATGGTTTCAAGTATATAGGGTTGGTGGTTTTTGGCATATAAATATGATTGATGAAATAATACATCAAACTAACATTAAAACAGATGAGCTAGCTTTAAAAATTAAAGCAAAACCATACAATGTCCTTAAATATTATGGCGATCCTGCAGGTATGCAAGCTCAAGGACAGTCAGGAATGGGGGATATTGAGATATTTCGAAGGAAAGGCATAGTGGTTCACACTAAAAGAGATAAAGCATCAAGAAGTATTGCCTCAGGTATATCTCATGTAAGAGGATATATAGAAAATGCTGCAGGGCAAAGATTTTTTCATATTGATAAAAAGTGTACAGGAACAATGATGGACTTGGAGAATTATCGCTACCCTGAAGTCAAAGAAGGAAAAGATTTAAAATCAGAACCATTGAAAGATGGCTATCATGACCATGGTTGTGATATGATAAGATATTTTTTTATAAACCAGTTTCCAATAAAACAAAGAAAATTTAAAGTGAGGACAAGATGATAAACATAACAGCAGAAGAAATAATAAAACAGTCAATAGAAGAATTTAAATTAGTGCAGCAAAAAGCAAGGCGAGATTGGGTGCGAAAAATGCTAGACTATTATGGAGGCAACGGAACTCATAGGTATATACAAAATTATTTTTCTGCAGCAGCGTTTCAAGAAATACCTCCTTACAATGTAAACTTTACAAGAAGATTTATAAATAAAATGAGTAGAATCTATACGGTAGGTGCAAATAGAAATGTTAATACACAGTATGACTCACTAACTATCAAAAAAGATGCTAGAATGAAGCACGTTGAAAGAATGACTAGGCTTATGGGTACTGTAGCTACACAAGTTATTTACAAAGAAGAAAAAGGTATGCCTTATTTTGATTATAGACCGATTTATTATTTTGACGTTCATTTAAAAGATGCTTATACACCTTCAGCTATTATGTACCCACTATTAATGCAGGCTGACGATATTAGTTTTACAGACAAATTGGAATATGCTTATTGGGATGAGTCTGTTTACATCCAATATGACTCAGATGGCAACATTGTAGATGAATTTAATCATGGATATGGTGTTTTACCGTTTATTTTTACTCACAGAGAAGAACAAATTGATGAGTTTTTTGTAGACGGAGCAAATGACATTGTGGATTGTAATGAGCAAGTTAATATTGCAATGACTGAAATGCAACTAGGATTAAGGTTTCAAATGTTTGGACAGCCATTTATGACAGGCGTAGATAGCGATAAAAGAATAGAAAGAGCAGGTTCTGACCAAATTATCGACTTACCTGAAGGTGCAACATTTGGAATTGTATCTCCTGCTGGAAATATTGAGTCAGTTGTAGAAAATATTAAGTTTCAAGTTGATTTAGTTGCTCAAAATAACCATTTATATGTTCAATTTGCACAAGATGGAGGCGAAACTCCTAGTGGAATAGCTCTAAAAATTAAAGATTTAGAAAGATTTGAGGACTATCAAGACGATATTGAGCTTTGGAGGATGTATGAACATGAATTGTATGCAATAGAAAGAGAAATTGCTGCTTATAACGACATAAACCTTCCTGAAAGTTTAAAATTAGACTTTAATGAGCCAGAATATCCAAAAACAGTTCAAGATCAGATACTTTTAGATGAACATAGATTAAGACACAATATGATTAATGAGGTTGATTTATTAGTTGAGTACAATAAAGACCTTTCGTATCAAGAAGCTGAAAAAATTATAGAAAATAATAAGAATATGAAAGAATCTCCACAAATAGAGCAACCTACTGATGAAAACGAGGAAATAGAATAGTGATTACTTCAAAATTAACTCAAAATTTTAGTTTTAACAAGCTCAGAAATAAAATTGATGATATTTTAGATGAAATTACTGATGGCATTGGAGAAAAAACAAGCAAATCTATGATAAACAGGATTGAAAAAGGTTTAAGACCGAAATTAGCCGAATGGACACTTATCAATAATGCAAGAGAAGGTATTACCAGGATTAGCAATAAACCTTTGATGAAAACTGGAGCTTTACTTAAAAGTTTAGAGTATGATAAGAAAAAAAATGAAATAAATATGCTTGCTTATGGTAAGAAGCAGAATGATGGTTATAAAAACCCTTGGAAAGGTTTTAGAGATGTTCCTGCAAGAAAATTTATGGATTTTGGTATAAAAGATACTAAAAAGCAAATAAAATCAGATTTGTATGCAAAAATAAAAAGGGCACTTAGAAAATGAGCGATAAAAAGTTTTATGAACTTATAATTGGGCTTTTAAAGTCTATAGACGATAATACTAGGATTTACAAAGAAGATGATACTGTTTATATCGAAAGTGATGAAAATATAGCTATGACTAGGGAGGTTTATGAGCAAATATGCGAAGAATTAGGAGAAAATGACCTAACTTTTATGGGAATTAGCTAGATTCTATAAAACTGTCCACTTTATTGCACCATCTTCGCATTTTACCAACCTCAACAACATTAGAATCTCCATAACAGAATTTTTTTAAATCGCTAAATATTTCTCTTGCTTCTACTAAAAACTCGTAACACTTTTCTATATCTTTAATTTTTTTCATTTTACAACCTTTACATATACTGGATTAAATTTATTATGTCCTAAACCACTACTAAACCCAAAAAACATCATTGTCGTTAAACTTATTATAATTCCTACTAGCACACCTCTTATAAAATTTTCATTTCTTTTCATTTTCTGCCTCCATTATGCTTTGTTCCCACTCTTTTCTTTGTGCAGGAGTAGGTCGTCTGCCTTTAAGGGGTTTAATTCCAACCTTTTCTGCTCTCAACCTCCACTCTCTCCACAATTTCTGCTTTTGATTATAAGCAGCCTTTCTTTCTTCATCTCTGATAGCCTTTCTATTGCGAATATTTTCTTTCTTAGTTCTTTCTATCTGATTTTCTACAACTCTTTCAGGTAAATCACTAAAATCATCATCAACACTTTCAGCAACATCTATTATATCTTCATCTTCTACCACTTCAGCATTCTCCATACCTTTCAAGAACTTTTCAAAAGGACTGTCTATAGTAACATTTATATTCTTCACCAGCTTACCACTATGCTCTAACACCAACCTTCCTGCTTGCACATTACCTGCTTGAGCTTCCCTTACCATTGCATTTAAAACACTTGGTAACTGCGAACCAAACTCAACCATATACCTATCATAAATAGCATCTATGAAGTTAGGATCTTCTCGCCATTGCAACACAGACTTCTTAGTAACACCCAACTTGTCAGCAACCTGTTGCACAGTTATTTGAGGGTTAAATGCAAATAAGTCTATAGCTAGTATTTTTGAGGGTTTTTTCTTCTTCTTTATAATATCTGTCATATTTTATATAATATCGCCTTAAAACTATCAAATATCGCATTACAATATAATACCATTTAAAGTTATTGTCAAAGTTCTTATGAATTTTTCATTTGAAAGTTAATTTTCAATTTTTGTGTGGAATGTGAACCGAGAATTAAGTAGAATGAGTATACGATATAGGGGTTTCCAGTTTTTGAGAATGAGTCTCAATATCAATTAAATGTTTTTGAGATTGAGTTTCAGTTTCAATTAACTAAATGAGAATGAGTCTCAGTTTCATAATTAAAATAATTTAAAATATTTCTTGCTTTTTTAAAATATTCTTTTTGAGATTGAATCTCAATTACAAATGAGAATGAATCTCAATTAGAAAATAGATTAAAATAATTTAAAATATTTCTTGCTTTTTAAATAAATTAAAATCCTGGATATTTGGAGAGATTTTTAAAAGTTAAATAAATTTAAGTATGGTATAGAATACCCACATATTCACCACATTTTAAACAAATAAACACAAAAAGAAGATTAAAAATTTTACCTTAAAAATAAACAAATAAACAAATTAAATATTAGAATAAGACATTAAACAAATTTATTGATTTTGATAGCATTTTAAGCCAAATAACACAAAATATTAAATATCATGGATCAGTTAAAAATAAAATAAAAATAAAAATTTTTTTTAAATAAATAGTTTGC